GTATGCCAAAGTGTACACTGTCTTACAAAGGAGAAAAGATGGTAGGAAAATTAACTAAAGATTCAATGGCATCATGTAGCATTTTGCCAGTTATATTTAATAAGTCGCCTTATCAAACCCCTAACGAAGCATTGGACAGATGCATCAGGGCTAGAAAAGGTGAAGATGTTAGAAAGGGTGATGAACAATCAACTATACAAAAGATGGGTGATAAATTAGAACCCTTAATCTTACAGCTTTGTGCTGAAGAGCTAGGGCTGTCTAACTTGGTGACCGACATCACGACACCAGTGCAACACGAATCCTTGCCTTTGATGGGGTCAATAGATGGCACAGCTTATGCTGACAATCTAACGATAGTGCCAGATGGTGAAACCATCTTTACCGAAGATGGTGAGCCTGTCGTCTTGCAAGGCAAAGGCATATTGGAATCCAAAGCCACTGCTGTCTATCCACCCGAAGATGGCATCCCTGCTGACTATAGAGGTGTCTTACAATGCAAAGGTTTAATGAGTGCCACTGATTACGATTGGGCTGTCGTGGCAGTGCTGTATCGTTCAACCATGTTGCAGTTGTATGTTATGCGTAGGGATTTCGCTTTTGAAAGGGAACTAGAAACAGTAATCAACGATTTTGACAATCGCATTGCTAATGAAGAATACTACCCACCGACCACATCCAGTGATGCTGCTCGTGTTCACGCTGAGGCTGACCCAGAGTTAGCTTATGAGTTCAGTGATGACGATGAGCAGTTGTTTCGCACTATTATCCATGTGGATGAGCAAATGAAGATGTTGCAAGACCTGAAAGCGAAAGCCACATTAGAGATACAAAAGAAGATGGGCAAAGCTACTGTCGGCACACACGACAGATGGCAAGTTAAATGGGGCAGTAAATCTTATAAGGCACAGCCAGAAAAGATTATCCCTGCTAAAGATGCTTACACTGTCAGAAACAAAACTGTGCAAGTTAAGAGGTTACAAGATGATGAAGAAAGGAACTAGATATATACAAGCACAGAAAAAGAAAGCCCACGATTATGCTATGCATATCTATGCCGACAATCCTGAATTGTCTTGTCGTGCCTTACAGACATTGTTAGAGAGTAAAGGTTATGTCGTTGACCACAGCACTATTTATCGATGGATGAGAAAGGCATGAGTGTATATGATAAAAGGCACAAGATATGCACATTTTGTGATGTCCAATTTTGCAGCATTGGTAAACATATAAGACAAACTTGCTCAGATGAGTGCGACAGAAGAAAAAAAGCATATAAAGTTGATAAAAAATATTGGCAAGAATTAGATGCATATGAAGGTTTTTGTACTGTTTGTGATAAAGAATTGAAATTTAAACAAACACAATCATTACAACAAAGAAAAAATCAAAAAACTTGTTCAGCACAGTGTGCTAGTTTTGCACAAACTATAGCAACTTGTCCTGAACTTAAAAAACTATTACAAGAAGATTTTTATAAAAATTTATTTTTAAAAATGGGTAATAAAAAAAGACAAATAGGCAACAGGCTAAAAATGAAACAAAAATATGGCAATTATAGAGGTGATACTACTATGGATATAGATATAGCATATTTGTTAAAAATATTTCCAAAAGATTACAGATGCCCAATTTTAGGTTACACCATGAATTTCAACAAAAATGGTTGTGCTGATTACACTACAGCAACATTAGATAGAATTGATAGCACTAAAGGCTATGTTAAAGGCAATGTTGAATGGGTATCTATGGAAGGAAATAGATTAAAAAGAAATTTAGATTTAAATATGTGTCTCAAATTATTGGAAAATTTTAATAGATATGAATAAAAAAATATTGTTTAGACATCAGCCAGAATTAGAAGAACTATTTAAAAATCCATTTTATGAAAATCTATACAAGCAGATAGGCAATAAAACAAGACAGATGAAGAAGAAAGCAACAATGAATAAAAAATCAATGAAATATCATGGTTTGTTAGATTTTGATATCAATAATGCATATCTCTTAAAAATATTTCCTAAGGATTATATGTGTCCAATTAGAGAAGTAAAAATGGTTTTTAAAGAAGGTGGTACAGCTAATCCAAATACAGCATCTTTAGACAGAATAGATACATACAAAGGATATGTAAAAGGAAATGTCCAATGGATTTCTATGGAAGCTAATCGCATGAAAAATTCACTTACTAAAGAAAAATTATTATTATTGATAAAGCATTTTAAAAAACATGAAGTTCTGCAAGGACTGTCAGATACCGATAACCAAAGCTAATGCTTATGCCGACAGAGGTGAGAAGCTCAGAGCTAGATGCAAAGACTGTGACAAGAAATATCGAGCCACCCAAGCAGGGCTTGACCAATACAGCTACATGGACAAGCTGTTTTCTAAATTAAGATACGAAGTGCAATCAGGCACAAGACGGACATCCAGAGCTGACTTAACTTGGCACATCAACCAAGCCCACCTCTACAACCTTTATCACAAACAAGAGGGCAAATGTGCTTTGTCAGGACAACGAATGACATGGCTGACAGGTCAGGGCAAAGTTGACACCAATATATCTTTGGACAGGATAGACCCAGAAAGGGGCTACGAACCAGACAACATCCAACTAATTACTTATCGCTGCAACATTATGAAGCACGATTTAAAAGAGGATGCTTTATTTAAGCTAATCAATATGATTGAGACGACTAAGCGTCTGAACAAGAAAGCAAAAAAGCTGCGTTGATTCTAGCTCGTCTTTTAGTTTGCAAAGCGTATCGACTATCCAACAATTCTTCGCTGGCTTTTTCCCAGTTGCCCGCATCGATGGCATCCAACATATTCTCAAAATTAAGCAATTTAGATAAACCCAAGTTGTAACACATATCCACCAAAACTAGCTGTGCTTTGTCAGGCAAGTCATCAAACTTATTCATAATGCTACGCAGTTCTTTTAAAGATTGTTCGATATCGTTTTTAAGCAAATGCTCGGCTTCTTCTTTAGAGATACCCACTTGTTCGACATTGCGACCATAACCGATAGTAGCGTAGCCACCAGTACATTCATATACCAAACGTGAAAAGCCTTCATATTCTTTAATGTGATTGGTTAATTCTGTGTATAGTTCATCTTTCATAATGTATATATCCTTAACTTGTTAGTTTTGCCTTTAACTTGTATCGGCTCTAATGATTGTAGCTTATATTTTGTCGCTTGTGCTGTTGTTTCACCAATCAGTAAATCCACACCCACATCTTTTGTAGCACTTTCTAAGCGTGCTGCTGTATTCACTGCATCACCAATAGCTGTATAATCGAAGCGTGATGAACTTCCAGTATTGCCTAGTACAACTTCTCCTGAATTTACAGAGATACCAATACGAATATCTAACTGTGCTTTATTTATCTCGTCTCGCATTTGCAGAGCTGCTGCAATGGCTTTGTCCTCATGCTTGTCTAAATCTAATGGGGCATTAAATATCGCCATCATCGCATCGCCAATAAACTTATCCACCATCCCACCATGTGCTTGCACTGCTTCTGTTTGGATAGTGAGTGCTTGATTCATAATGCTAATGACTTCTTGTGGGTCTAGCCTTTCTGACATCGCAGTGAAACCCCTGACATCGGTAAACAAAAATGTGCAATATTTTTTCTCCCCACCTAGCTTAAGCAAGCTCGGGTCTTTTTGTAGCTCTGCAACTTGTCTCGGGTCGAGGTAATGTTCGAACTGTTTTTTAATTTGCTGGCGTAATTTGTGCTGTTTTCTGAAGTTTAAGTAGTAAGCAACACTGCCTGAGACAAATTCTGCGACTAAAGCATAGCTAACATCAAGCAAAATACCCTTATTTATCATGTAAAGCCCATATATCGCTGTAGAGCCAAAGATTGCGAAATTAAGACCTAACCCTAACCAAACACCACTAAAAGAGCTTACAAGCCAAATAAAAAAGACCAAAATCACTAATAAGCTAAGTTCAGCAGATAAATGCCAATATGGGATGCTTGGACTGTCTACTAACATAGATTCAGCTAAAGCTGCTTGTATTTTATGAGGTTCTAACAAGCCAACAGGTGTTGCTAGTTGGGGCATAACTCCTTTGGCTGTCACCCCAACAAAAACAAATGTGCCAGCGACATCTATGTCAGCTAATGTCGTTTCTTTAGTCTCAACCCAACTAACCCACTGTCGCCCTAAACTGTCCACCTTAGTTTGTGGCAAACCTCTAACCTTAATTTCTTCTATGCCAGCTTGATTGCCCTTGATAATAAATGTGTCTGCCCCTGCTAAGGTTTTCAAAACTTGTGTGCCAAAACTCGGAATCCACCCATCGGGTGTTTGTAACAGTAAAGGTAAACGTCTAACAAGATTATCGACATCAACTTTAGCTGACACCATGCCCTCAAGAGTAGCATCAGCAATCTCAGGAATATTGGGTAAGTAACCATCTAAAGGTATGCCATCGGACAACTCACCCAACATGACTGTGCCGACTGGTTCAGGGTATAGCCCATTGTCGTATTCAAAGGTAGCGACCACTGTGGGTATATCAGATTTTAAGTAGTTAATGAAAACAGGGTCGCCACCAAATCGGTCTGCATCGACAAAACTGATAACCCATCCTACACCAATCGCACCCCTGCTAACAAGGTCTTGCTGTATTTGTGCCAAGCGTTGTCGTGGGAAAGGATAACCGCCTTCTGCTCTAACATCCTCTTCGGTGATATTTAAGATAGTAAAGTAACCAGATGGCTCTTGCTCCTCAACTAAGCTATCGAAGGTTTTTAGTTTTAGAATCTCTAAAGCAGGTAATTGCAGAGCTAATGGCATAGCTAACAAAGTAGTGACCAATAAACCTAATCTAATCATCCTTCTTGTTTGATAGTAATGGTTGATGATGAGCCATTGTTTATCTTAACAGTATTAGACACCCCATCTTGAATAAAAATAACTGTGTAGGATTCATCAGCGTTAACCACAACTTGAGCTGACTGATTGACTGTCCTGATAAGCTGTAATTCTGTACCTTGTAGGATAGTTGTGATTTGTGTTTCAGAATCTTGCCCAAGACTTGTCCCCACGATATCCACACCATCAATGACGTTAGCCAGCACATCAGCTTCTTCTGTATCTAAGATATCCAAGACATCCAATAAATCTTCTAAGAAGTTAACATTTAGATAATCGATGTCTAATTCACTAAAGTCTAAATCTTCTTCAATTAACAAATCTTCTTGTAAGTAATCAATATCTAAATCGTTAAAAGTTAGTACATCATTCTGCTGTGTTTGTTCCTCATCGTTAATCATAGCTTCTTCTTTAGGTGGTGAGACAATGAGCATATTGTCGATGAAGTCTAAGGTGATATCTAAAGTAACAGGTTTAGTAGGACTAGCTTCGTAGACACTAGTAGTTGTGGCTTGATAGGGTCTGTTGAGTGTGACTTGTCCCATAGCTGTTGACACTACTATCTCGCCACTAGGGTCGCCAAACTCATCGGGTAACAAGATAATGAGACTTCTGCCTGTCTCATCTACTGTGACTGTGAAATCTGTCCCTCTGACAGCAATATCGGCTGTTGGTGTCTTGAGGTCTATATTGTTCTTATTAAGATTGCCTGAGACAAATCTAATAGTGCCACTGGCAAACTTAAGTGCCATCTTAGAATTATTGGGATTAGGGTCGTAAATGTATTCGTCAATCACTAACTTAGAATGTTCTGTCAATCTAACGATAGAATCATCTAAAAAGGTAATAGCGATGCGACCAGCTCTAGTACGCACATCATCGTAAGAATTAATGTCGAAATCTAAGACTGCTGGATAAGGCTCATCTCTGAGTATTTGTCCATAACCTTTAAGTTCTGAAATGTCGCCTATTGGTTCAGCATGAAGTGGCTGTACCACCATCATTCTGAACAATACAAATAGTGCTGTTAGAAGTGTTGCTCTCAATCTTTAACCAGTCCCTTGCCAATGTTGATGATTGGGTAATGTTGTAAGTATTGTTAGAGCCAGTCAGGTCAAGATAAAAATAACCAGAATCAGATGCAGATGTGCCTGCGTAGCCACTGCCTGCGAATGTTAGTTCGTTGCTATCGCCAAAGATATCGACATAGTTAGTAGCGTTTTCATAGTCAATGTCGAAGTTAAATTCGTTGCTATCGCCATCGATAATCCAATCTAAATCAAGATAATCAGCGTTAGAGTTTTCAGCAATATTAACATCGAAAGTATTGCTTGAGCCTGTTACCTGCACATTAAGATTAGCGTAGTCAGCCGAATACAATGCTCCACTGTTTAATAGCATATCGTAGACGTTGCTATCGCCATCAAAGTTAAAATAAGCAGTGACATTATCTGAATCTATGCCATCTGACCTAAAGATGTTGCTACTACCAATTTGATTGATGGTTAGGGTCATATCAATACCATCTAAGTCTAAGGCTGTCATAGAACCTGAACTAGCAGATGTGCCACCGATAAGGTTGCCTGAACCAAGCTGTTCTAGTTTAATAGTTGCCCCATTGCCTGTTTGATTGATAAAGATTTCATCGTCAGCAAAAGTGCTTAGTGCTAGTAGTAAAAGTAAGAAACGCATCATTATTCTCTAAAAGACCAATAACCCTTTGCTTCTCCTTGACCTATGATGTTTACAATACCAATTTCAATAGCCGATTGCAATGCGATTGATTTAGATTCGTTCATAGCATTGCCACTTTCAAACTCGACTAGCTTTGTGCCATTAGCTATGTATCTAAAAAAGTCATTAGACAAACCAACCGATAAGATTGTTTTAGTAGTTAGGTTTTCCATCAATATTTCACCTGTACTGACAGAGACTAACCTAATAGAAACAACAACTGTATCTTCACGATATTGCTTAGAGTTACCAATGCCGAGATATCTAGCTCCCATACCCCCTGTTAAGAGATTAGTGTTGTAATCAACCACACCACCCTCAACGATAATGCCTGCAAAGAGTAAGGGCAGTTGTTCTGTTGCATCATCGAATTTATCTCTGGTTGACCTGATAATTTGACGTTCTCTAGTTAGGTGGTCTATGCCTACTCTTTCGACCACACGAAAGAAGCCTGATTGTTTCAAAGCACGTATCAGATAGGTCTCTGGTGCTTGGGTTAAGGCTGAACTGAAACTAGCATAACCATCAATAGATTTTCTTTGTCCTGTTAAATCTTGAAACTTATAAACAGCAACAATAGGTTGCACATTTGCTTTCGGGGCATTTTTTATTTCATCTGTGATAGGTTCATTGATAAAAGCGTTTTTAGAAAAACACTCCATCTTATCTATCAATGCAACAACATCTTTATAATCACTATCAGGATTACTAAGACAAGGTGAGATGTATGCAAAGTGTGTCGTACAACTAGAAACCAAAGTCCCCAATAGGAATAGTAATATTAGTTGTTTCGCCAGTTGCTTCATTGAATATAGTCATTGTAATGCTTATCCCATCTGAATACCAAGTGATGATATTTTCGAACAGAGTGAACGACCCTTCGGTGGCTGGATTCTCACCGAAGAGCTGGTCGACTAGTTGTCGTGACAGTTGGGCATAAACCCTAGATTCAAAGTTTTTAAGAAAGCGAGCTAATGTTGTGTTTTCAGCATCTCGTTCCAGCTCATCTTGCATGGCTTGTATTTCTGCTCGCAATGCTTCTGCTCTAGTGTATTCTTGATTCTCAATAGTTAGGTAATGACTAGATGTGCCAACACCACTAAAAGAAGGTGATTTGAATTGAAACTTTATTTCGTCAGCGAAGATGGGGAGCATCAAGATTGGGATTAAGTATAGAACGCACCCCACCCTCTTACGCTTATTAAAGTAGTATTCATGCAGGTCGTAAGAATACCCTCTGTCTTTAGTCTTTTCTTTGGTCATCTCTATCTGCCTTTGCTATCTTGTTAGTGTCTATTAACTGTGGGACACCCAACATAGTTTTTATCATTGTATCTTGTCTAATAATTTCATTATCTAAGCTACGCACTCTATCTATCAATGCTACCAAGATACCATGCTGTGAATCAAGTTTAGTGCCAAGCCTTTGTTCCATCGCACTGATTTGTTCAGCTACTTTTTCATCAACAACATCCAGTTTATTCTCCATGCCATCGACAATACGCATAATAAGTTGATAGATGAACCAACCTAAACCTAGTGCTGCTGCAATAGGAAAGCCGACTTGTTGAATGATAGTTACGATATTTTCCATCTAATTATTATAGAAGGTGGGCTGATAAAAGGAAAATATGAAAAGGGTAACTAAGGAGATTCCAAAAATTTACCAGCCCTATATAAACACTAACAGTATAGCAACTAATGTGGTAGCTAAGAAGCCAGTGGTTGCATAAATAGCCACATCTATCTTGCTGTTAAGAGCTTTAATATCTTCTTTTAGTTCTTGCAGTGTTGTGAACACTGTCTTGGATTGTTCGTGACATTGGGCTAAATGTTCCTTCAAATCGGAATTGACTTGAGTAACAGTAGCCCTTGCCATTTTATTTCTCTTCTGCTTCAGCAGGCATTTCACCCTGCTCGGAAGGCTGTTGTGCTGCTTGTTGCATTTGTGCAAGGACAGCATTAGATTCGCTATCGACCACTTTGCTTGACCAGTACCTAACTAGTCCATTCAGTGCGTTAATAACAGCATCTTTTTCTTGCAACTTAGCTTGTAGTTCTTCTACGCTAGGTGCTTTATTTTCTTCTTTTGCCACTTTTCACCCCTTTTCTTAATGAAAGATAATCTACAAAATCATACACCTTTTTATTCCAATCTGCTTTAGGTTCTGGGTATATGCGAATGATAACATTAGCCAAACCAACGAAGGCTAATAAATAAAATAGTAAGTCTAGTAACCACATGATAAAAATTATAACCTATCTTATGTCGGTATAGGTAACATTGTCAAAAACTGTTGAAGCATATTCCTTAAGGTCTAATCGTAAGGCTAAATAATTATCACCAACAAACTCAAAATTCATCGCTGTAATCTCAAAGTCTTTGCCTGTATAACCTACTCTATCGTTATCTAAATTAATAACATCTCCAACTTGGTAAGCCAGAAATTCCAATGGCACAAGCACAGAAGTAGTCACTTCTTGACGTGAATATTTTAGAGCTATCTCAGCCAATCTTTGTGCTGTAAATTTAGAAGTAGTCAGTGGAAAAGAAAGATTCATAAAACGTTCAAAGTTTGGTGTCGATTCTTCATCAGGGGTATCAGCATTTAAAAATGTTGTGTTCTTGACAGGTGTTATTTCAGCAGCTTTGTAATCATCAGTGTCTTGTCTTTGAAAAGTAGCTTTAACACCATTGAATCTTTCACTGCCCGATTGCTTCATACTGATTTGCAAAGGAGCAAGAATTTTATCATCGGTGATTGTCCCTGCTGCTGTGCGTGCTTTGCCAACGAATATATTGAATTTACCATTGTTGTAACCTAGTTGCCCTGCACAAGCCGATAACATATTTTCTAAGATACTCTGTGGTTCTGCTGTCGCATCGAATTGTCCGTTAAGAGCAAATCTATTTTCTGTCCCACCTGTAACACTGATAGAATCTTCGCAATCATCAGCTGCTTGTTTAAATCCTGCTCCTGTTGTGGCATCGTTGATTTCATCGTTGCTAGCACTAAGACCATAAACAGTGTCTTTTAGATAATCACGAATAATCAAAGCAGGGTTATTAGAGTAGGTAGTATTAGTAGCATGCACTCTTGGGTCGACCACCTTTTTACCTTTGACTTCAAAACTAAATGTTGGAAATGCTGCAAACTTAGTAGAATCGTATACACAACCGACATAAATATAAGCAATGCCTTGCAGCTTGTGATTCGTAGTCCAATCAGTACCACCAATACCATTAATCTCAGTTTGCACAGCACTATTCATGGCAGTCTGGTCGCCTTTTTCGTAGATAATCTTAATTAAACCACCTGCTGTATTGTATTTGAAACTGTTAGATGAATTAACAAAAGCTGTATTATTGACAATAAAGATACCACTGCCTGATGCAGTTTCAGTAAAATCAGTTGCGACACTAAGCTCAACCATACCCTTACCACCATCAATATACATTTTAGTGATATCTTCTATCTCATGCCCTGCCAGTGCGATGACATTGTGCAATCTATTGTTGTCTGTGCCTGATGTTTGTTGATAAACGATAGTTCCACCGACCCTAGTCTGTCCATAAACAATATTGCGAGCAGCTACAGGATTACGTGTTGCATTTTTAAAACCAATGTTTTTAATCGGTGTATTTTCAGCCCCTTTGGCAGTGACATAGCTCAAACCGAGCAATATAAAGTTGCCAATAAAATTCTTTTTGAAAGTTTCGAATAAAAGCTGTTTACCGATTTCACGTGTTAGGAAACTTACACCTGTCGCTAAGGCTGCTGCTGCTACTGCTGCTTTTAGTATTTTTTTGAACATTATCTTAAGTCGTAATAGATGCCCCCACCATCACTGCCTACACCACCACCAGAACCACCACCTAAAGCATTGCCCCAAAAAAGTTGTTGCTCTTGTATTTGTGGCACAAAATCTAAACCGACATCGCCTGTATACAAATATTGTTGTGTTTCTGGTGTATAGAATAGATTTCTTGGTCTAGTTAAATCGACTAGCTTATTCTCGCAACTAAAAATGATAGTAAAACTATCGCCATCGGTAATAGTGATACCATCGATACGACCTTTAAATAAAATGACATTTTCTATCTCAGCCATTGTGTCAGGATGGAAGAAAAACAAACGCAAAGTAACTAACCTATTTTGCATATTTTCCGTTGTTACTGCATTGTAGACTTCAGCAGATAAACCACTAATACTGATAGTTAAATTAGTGGATTGCAGTTCTTTGCTTTCTTCAATATTAGATATAGATAACAATTCGCCAGCACCAGTATAGGTATTGCTATCTGAGCCAGTGAAATCACCAATGCCTGTCCAGACATTAACATCGCCAGAATCTAATGTGAATTGCACACCAAACGCCAGCGTATGATTGTCATTCGCTAATCTGGCACTGATGTCAGCATGAATATCTCGACTAGCCATTAATCACCTCAATCGCTGTAAATGCTAGACCATAAATTGATGCTTCATTCACAGACCATGAAGTTTGATTAGAAGCCAATCTAAATTGACCTTTTGGACTAGCAAATTTGACGTAATGATTAGCAGGTATATCTGCTCGTAGTTTAGGCTCGATACGCACACCATAAAAATTATTACTAAAACCACCGACAGTAGCATCTTCAACAGCCAAAACATATTGCACTGGATTAGATGTACTTGATGCAGCATCATGAATAGCTAAGTAATCACCTTTCTTAATTGTGCCTGCACCTGTGCCTGTTTTTTGTAAATTAAGTCCTGTGATACCTTTCTTGTTTTCATTAATGGTGCAGCTTTGATTCGTAGCGTTGACTAAATCTCTATCGACAACAATGTTATTTGTATCTGTCACAGTAACAATCTTAAATGTGCCATTGTTTGCATCGTTGCTTGCTCCTGCAATTAATAAAAAATCACCGACCAAAGCACCATCAAAAGCATCGCTTGACCCTGCATCAGTGATTGTTTTACTAGATGCAGTAAAGTTTAAGGTTTTGCTTAAAGGTGCGATTCTTTTGGAATCCTGTAGAAAATCAGCGTTGTAAGTACCTAAATTGGTAGTATGGGATGGGTCGCCCAATAAGAAAGTATTTTTAGTGCCTTGCAATCGTGTTAAGAAAGTTGTCCATTCCAAAGCATCTGCCCTTTTCATTGGTGGTAAGGTGACTTCGGCTGACCAATACACACCATCGTATTCTTGCAATCTTTGTTTGTTAGTAAAAGCTGACCTTGAAGTTGCGATGTTTCTATTCAGCGTAAATTTGACTGTCGCAAAATTATGGTTGGTTGGTATATCTATAATCATCTCATGCCTCTTCTAAAGTTACCACCACGATTCATAGCTTCTAGGACAGCTCCTTTGGAGGTTTCTGCTATCTCTGGTAGTAATTGCAATACTTCGTTCTTCACTGTGTCTTGTACCCCTGTCGCAAAATTAACCGATTGATTGATAGTTATGCCACCTGCTCCTGCTAATTGATGATTTGGTACAATTGTACCACTTCTATTAGGGACAAATAACTCAGCACCTTTCTCACCCACCATATATGGCTGTCCTGAAGTCACACTGCCACCTTTTTCTTTAGGTGTAAACAATGAAAATAAGGCATCTAAAGCACCTTTAGCTCCTTCACCATCACCACCTGTTAAAAATTCTCTGATACGAATACGCATCAAATCTTTGACCACTGAATTAACAAAATCTTTGAAGTTCAATTTACCTGTTTCCAAGAAACTCATTAGTGCATCTTCGGCAGTTTTGAAGGCATTTTCAAAACCTTTAACCATCATGCTTTCAATAGTGTCTTTCTTGAAGTTTTCTAATGCTTGAGTTGCTGTTCTAACAAACCTAGAGACTTCATCATCACCATCTTCAGTAACAGTAATAGTTGTTCCTGCTATGCCTTCTCTGACTAATTTTTGCACCTCTTTAATGTATCCTTTTGTTTCGCTGAAATTTAATTTAGCTATAAGATTTTCTTTCTCAAGCAGCTCTAATATTTCCCTTCTTCTTTTCTCTTCTTCTTCAGTAAAAACTAATTTGGTTGATGCGAAAGCTGAGCCTCTATGAAGTTGTTGGTTGACTGCTGTGCCAAGTGTATCTAATTCAGCTCTCAATGCTTTAGCATTTTCACTTTCTTCAATTAAGCCTAAACTGATACCTCTTTCTGTAACAGAATTTACTAAACCGATAATAGTATTGAATGTGCCTTCCAAGACCTCTGTGATAGTAAGAATGATATCTAAAAATTCTGTAGCTAAATATTGACCAAGACTTTCAAAACCGAGCTTTTCTATTTCTGCATTGGTATCTATTATAAATTGTGCGAAATCCTCGCTGATTTGCTCTAAGACAGGGGCTAATCCTGCTGTGAATTGGTCGGTTACACCTTTAATACCAGTTTTTACTCTAGTGAAGGCATCAGCGAAATCAGCAACACCTTTAGCTGATTCTTGTGACAAAACAGCTCCGAGATTCTCAGCATCTCTAAAAAATTCTTTCATGGCATCAGAGCCATTCTTCATAAGTGCAACTAAAGCTACACCTTCTGAATCAAAAAACTTAAATGATTGGCGAACCATTTCAGATGCATCCGTTGTTTCTGACATAGCATCAGCAACGTCAAACATGACATCCTCGATAGCTCTGGCTTGACCACTAGAATCAAATAAAGCTATACCTAATTGTGTTAGGGTATCCTTTGCTTCACCAGTGCCTTTTCTAGCTTCAGCCACTCTTCGGCTGAATCTTTGTAGTGCCATATCAGCAGTTTCAGTTCTGATGCCTACTTGCTCGGCTGCAAATCTGAATTGCTGTAAGAACTCAACACCGATACCTAGTTTTTCAGATGTTTTAACTAATCTATCGATACGTGCTGTTGAAGTACCCACGACAACACCGATGGCTGTTAATGATGCTGTCGCTGCAACAGCAACACCTTTGAAAGTGTTTTGTAATAATTTAGTTCTTCTATCTAAAACATCTAAATTTCTTTTGATATTGTTAAATGCTTTAGTGGTATTATCGATACCCTGTAAAACTATATTGATTTTTTCTTTAGCCATCTTTTTGCCTATCTTCTTTTATTTTAAAGTAAGCTACCCATAATTGGTATTCTTCTAAACTCATTTGTTGTATTTCATACAAAGTTTTGTTAAGAGCTTCGGCTAAAGCTAATTGATTAAAAGTGTGATTATCTTCTTCTAATTTTTTTTTACACTTTCAGGATTTTGTTGATTCATAATTTCATTTGCTACTCTTGCAAGTACATCTTTATCAACATTATTCAAGAGGTCATGTTTGTTTTCTAAAGTGAACATGGGTTCACCTTTCTCATCCAATGCTTTAAGCATCAAAACATAAGCTAACATTTCGACAGAATCGTCATTAGCAAATTTCATTAATTTTTTAGTTTCGAAAAGATTAATAGGTTTAGCATAAATGACCAGTGGATTACCCTCATCGTCTCCCCACTCAGGTACATTTATTTTTTTGATGTCAAGATTATCAAAGTGAGCTTTGGCTCTATCTATTGCTTTCATCTATTATGATTGGTCGTCTATTGCTAATGCACCAGTGCCTTGTAAAGTGAAAGATGTTTCCACTAAACCATCGTAAGATTGATTAATACTTACACCAGTAACAATACCAGTACCAGACCTTTCCATATTAGTAGAACCAGTACCTTGTGACCTAAAGATACAAGCAACTTCAGCACCAATTAAAAGTGCATCTTGTCCACTATCATCGTTATCAAATAAAGCATCGATAGAAGCTGTAAATGATTTTAGTGATGATTTGTAGCTTCTGGATGAATCACCCATAGCTGTATCTTCAATAGTATCGGCTGATTCTTCTACAGAAAAAGACCTAATTTCACCAACTGCTGTGCCACCTATAGTGACCACTCCGTCTGAACCTTTGTATGTTGCCATAATTATAAAATTCCTTCTTTATGATGATAAACAACTTGAAAGTCCATTACAACTCTTGCAAGTGGATTATCACCTTCTGATTCATATTCTATTTCAGTATTAGTTAAAAAGCTATCTTTAACCAAGCCATTTAACAGTCTATTCGTATATAAAGCTTCTTCGACCTCTTGTGAGATATCATCGACTTTATCATCGTAATTAGTATTTTGTTTGACATAACCTTCAATATGTAAGGTCAGTATCTTCTCAACACTGCGAGCTGGATTCATCACAATAGGTTCTGAATCTTCATCGACTGTGTAAAGCAATAAGGCTGGCAACTTAACAGTCTCAATATTATGCACCCTTGATGCATAGATATTAGCTCCTGTGGTCGTTAAGCCAGTAAGAGTAGTAAGGGCTGCTTGTTTGATTAAATTTTGTTGTGACTGGATTCTGCCTTCATCAGAAGCCATTGGCAATTCAGCGAAAGCAGCCAATCCAAAGTTCATAACAAATTACTTAGTCACCAAGTGTTGCACTAACAGATGATGGTGATTTTAATTCAGCGATTTGTGCATCTAAGTTGCTTTTTAAATTAGCAACTTCGTCCTCACCCATAGCTGCTTCAACCCAAGACTGAAGATTAGCTTCAGCTAGAGAATCATAAGCTGTGAATGATGATAAATCTGCGACATCCAAAGACTGTGAGCCATAGACTTCAGCAGCGTATGGGTTACCTTCGCTATCGTTTTCAGAATCGGTTGCTTTCAATCGCCAATGCACGTTGTAAATCACTTTGCTCTCGCCACCATGCGTAGGGTAGTAATCGTGTTGTTTACAGTTCCATGTATAAGAAATAGCCATAATAAAAAAATTATACACTAATTAAATTAATCTGTGCTTATTTATTTGCTAATTGTGCTTCTAAGCTTTCGACTTTGGCTGTTAGCTCCTGCACAGCTTTAATCAAAGGTGTGACCAACTTAGAATAATCCATTTGGTAATAACCTTCTTCGGTTTCTGAGACTGCATTTGGTACTAGCTCCATAACCTCTTGAGCTATCAAGCCTTCATCAGACTTGCCATCGGCTTTCCAGTCGTAAGCAACTGGGTTGAGTTCGTTGATAACTGCTAAACCTCTGGCTGACCCTGTGATGTCTTTTAGTCTAGCATCAGATGAGGTGTTGTAAGTTGTGGCTGAAGTTGTGACACTTACCGAACCGACAATCGAATTATCTCTTCTGAATTGCACAACTTGTCCATCACTGGTAGTACGATTAAATATTGCTACATTACTAGCTCTCGTTGCGGCTAATAAACCATCATTATGTGCTTCAACTCCTGTAGTTGTAGAGTCAGCACTTGTCTTACCAACCAAGAAGTTGCCTGAACTATCGATTCTCATGCGTTCAGTATCGGAAGTACCAAAAGTCATCGCACCATTAAATGCACCTTTCACTGTAAGGTTCACATTTTTACCATTTGAACCTACATAGAAATCTAAGTTATTGCTTGATACATTTTGTGTATAGTCTAAATACTGAGCAGAACTTCTTCTTAATTTTAAAGCAGAGCCTTCACCAGCATCTATATCTAACTTAGCACTTGGCGAACTAGTTCCTATCCCTACGTTGCCTGCATTAGATATTGTTAGATACTCATTAGCAGCAGTCTGGTCATATATCCTAAATCTACCATCAGATTCAATAACTTGCATAAAGACATGATGAGTGGTTGTTGCAAGGTCTAATCTTGCTGCTGTAGAAGTACCAGTAATCTTTGCAATTGCATCTGCTCCACCATTTACTTCAAATTTGACACTTGGCGAAGTAGTCCCTATACCTACGTTGCCTGAATCTTTCAATATCATTTTGGCAGAATTATTAATTCTAAAATTAATGTTTTGTCCACCAGCAGCATTAAGATATGTTTCGCCACTACTATGTTGCATAAGAGCAAAATGTCCTGTTGTGTTTCTATCTACATGAGCAAACCCCGCATAATCAGAATGACCTACAGAACCTATATGAGTTCTACCTATTTCTGCTGAAACATCTGTGTCTGGTGCTATTGATAACTTCTCACTAGGCGAAGTAGTTCCGATACCGACATTGCCTGATTGTTTTACAGTCATTTTTTGACTTTCAGAACCACTTGTTCCAGTCCAGAATGTGACATCACCATACTCATTAATAATGTCGAACTGACCAGCATTTTGATATCTTAAAAATGCTCTTCTTGTTGTGTCTTGGTCAAATCTTAAATTTGGTGAACCTGTAGAACCTGCTTGTATTTTTATGTAAGGGTTTTGTTCTGTAGCTACAATATTTCCAGCTACATCTAGCTTTTCATCTGGCGAACTAGTTCCTATGCCAACGTTGCCTGTGTTATCAATCCTCATTGTTTCATTTGTTTGACCATTTGGGTCAGAGGTATAAAATCTCATTCCAGC